GGCGTTCCACTCATCTGCTATCCGTTTGGCGTGTGGCTCAGTCGTCACAACGGCACCAGGCTTCTCCAGAAAATTCAAACAGTTGATGCCGTGCCGATTCATCACAGCCCACCAAACTGGCCCTATCTGTTCAGACCGGTACGGCCCGATGCCAAAATACTTTGATGGGATAGCAGTCATGCCGTCTTCTCCGCATCTGCCAAGAACTTACGCAGGCGCTTAATCCTGGCGTCTTCATACGACACAACACTGGTGGCGTACTCCACCGCACTGTGGGCTTCCAGGCGGTGCAGTTCAGCCTCTGCAAGTTCAGTAGCTGCCATCTCAACAGGGGTCAGTCGGCGGGTCATCCTCTTAAACTGTTGCGTTATCGTCATGGTCGTTTTCCTTCTTTTAGTATCTCCATCCGTTCTCGGCTGGCGCGTAAGGTGCAGTAGCGTTGGTGAATACGCTCTAGCATGGACACTCTGCGGTGCTTCAATCGTTCCTCGTCCAGCAAAGCCAACAAGTCGGCCTCACTGTAGTTGGGCAGGTTGCTTTGAAACTTTCTCCAAGATAAAGCCATTGCATTTTTCCTTAAGCGTGTTTGGCAAAATTGCCGTGATACTTTCTTCTTGCTTCTTCAACAGCAAATTGAGCCAGTTCAAAATCATCAAAAAATTGCTTAAACACAGTTTGTTTTTGCACATTTAATCTTGCACACCACAAACCATCAGAAACAAAAGAAATGCCTTTGATGCCAGAAGAACAATTTTTGTTTTGACGACGATTGTGTTGATTTTGTGATCTAGTCGCGGCTCGCAAATTTTCTATTTTGTTGTTGCTTGGGTCTCCATCAATGTGGTCAACAGTTTCAGGTTTCCAGCCAAAATGCATAACAAAAATAATTCTGTGCCACAACTGTCTTTGACCGTCAACGCGAACATGAAAATATCCATTTTTACGTTGATTGCCAGCAATTGCGCCAATTAAAGCGCCGCGTGTTTTTTGTTTTCTATAAAGAAAACCGTGTCGGTATTCAAATAACTCGTCACACCTTTTTTTCGTAAGCATTGATTTTGGCTTCCAATTCGGCAATGTGTGCCGTAACTTTGTTGTAAGCCCGACTCGCACTGTTGTGCGTCCGGGTGCGGATTGCAAGTTCGGCTTGTGCAGCCCTCAACTTGGCTTTGAGTTGGGTTAGTCTGTTCATGTCAAGAAGTTTAGCACAGAACTGTCACTTCTTCAACATCATTCCAGATGCTATACCGGGGTCAATCACAATCCAGCCGTTCTCATGGACTTCAATCAGCTTGGCGTCTAGCAGATTGATGATGTATCGGGCGTTCTTGCCATCAATCAGATTTCGGCGTGAACCATCTGCCTTTGCGCCAGGAAAGTTTGATATGCCATTGGCAACAGCCCAATCGCGCATCACTGACTTGGTGAGGTAAGGTGCGCCGCCTCGCTCCTCCGCGCCTGATGACCACCAAGCTTTCTCAAAATCGGCAAACCCGAGTGACTTATCCTTTTGCTTGGACTCAGGCACTTCACCCTTAACCACCACCGCACTGGTGACGGCCTCGCCATCTTCATCCAGCCAACCGGGTATTGCCACCGACTCCAAGTCAACATAGACCGGCGCGGCCATCTCGGCGTCTTTGCTCTTGCGCTGCACAATCTCAATAGACTTGTCGCCCTTAGCGGGTATGACGCTGATCTCAATGTCCAAGGCTCCACGCCATGCGGATGAGCCTCGCGCTCGGTGCTGGGCTTCCTCTGAAACGCCTGTGTGGTGAACCAGAATTACCGTGCAGCCAAACTCTTGCATGAGTGCAGCGCAGGCGTCCAGCATGGTCTTGGCGTCTTGGGCTGAGTTCTCATCACCGGCCATGAAGCGGTGCAGGGTGTCTACCGTAATCACATCGGGCTTGATCTTAAGCGCCCGTATGGCCTCCACCACCTTCAGATAACCCTCGGCAGTGTTAAGGTCTACGCCCGACTTGCTGACCCACATATTGAGGTTGCTGACGCTGTTGTGATGCTTCCAGGCTGCAATCCGTGAGCGCAGGCCGTGATGGCCTTCACCAGCCAAATACACCATGTTGCCGGGTCTGACCTTGTGACCAAACCAAGTGGCTTTGCCTGATGCAATGTGCAGCATCCAATCTAAGGTAACAAACGTCTTGCCGCCACCGCTGGGGCCATGCACCATTACCAAGGCCTTATCCTGTATCCAGTGCTTAACAAGCCATGAGATTGGTGCAGGCTGCGCTGAAAATCCGTCGGCATGGATAAGGTAGTCCATCACTGGTGCAGGCGGCTTGAGCAACAGAGCCAAATCATGCCCCGCTTGGACGTAATCGTTTGCGTCACCCGGCACTGGCGGTGTTGTCATGCGTACCCCATACTTTGCGCTGGCCTGTTCGGCGTAGCGTTGCCCAACTCCACTAGCGTCATGGTCAGCCACGATGCAAATGTCTAGCGTCGGGTGGCCTTCCTTCAAAATTCCCGTCACCGGCACCAAGTTGCTGGCGCTGTAAGCCACCGCGCAGGGCTGGCCTGTCACCTCCGCTATGGTGGCGGCAGTAGCAAAGCCCTCGGCAATGTAAAGTGTTGTAGCGTCATCCATGCTGCCAACTAGCCAGTACATTGAGCCGGTCTGTCCACCAGGGTGATACAGCTTGCCACCTTGATGGTCAATGTACTGGATGGACGACAACTCGCCGTCTGGGTTGTACAGCGGAACCATCAGCCTGCCGTCGCCTGTAATCCGTGCGCCATGCGTCTTGATGCCTTTGCGTTGCAAATAGGGATGCTCTGCGCTTGCTGCCCCGGCCTGCGACCAGATCAGATCAACGGTATTAGCGGCTACCTCCCGCGCCTTTTTCACCTCGGCATCACGCTGGGTCTTAGCCTCCGCCAAGCGCCGGGACTGCGCCATTTCCTCTACGGGCGTCAGACTGCGGCCAATGTCTGCTTTCCAACTTGACTCAAACCCCGAGCGCCAGCAGCCAAAGCGCCCTGCCGGTACGCCATCGGAGAAGACCACATACCAACCCGGCTTGTCGTGACCTTTTTCGCCCTTGGTGCCACTGTTAAAACGGTGCAACTTGCCGTCTAGGTGGATGGTGTCCGGTGGCTTTAACCCTGCGGCCAACATAGCGTCCTTGAGTTGTATGTCAGGCGCATCAACGTGCTTTTGAGAGGGCGGCGACCAAGGACCACCGAGGATATTTGAGAGGTCTGCCATTTATTTATCATCTTTCGTCATAAAGTTGTTGACACTGTAGCACAGAACTATGCTATGATCTAGCCACGCTTCGAACTGAGTTACAGACGGAAGCGCAAACTAGGAGAGCCAAATGGCTATTTCGTTGAAACGTACCGGCGGCCTTGCAGCCAACGGTGTCAAGCTGCTTGTCTACGGGCAGGCAGGGGCTGGCAAGACCAGCTTGATTAAGACTTTACCGCATCCAGTGGTTCTGTCTGCCGAGGGGGGTTTGCTGTCTATCCAAGACGCTGACCTGCCGTATCTGGAGATCACCAGCATGGAAGACTTGCGTGAGGCTTACGCTTGGGTAACGGATTCAGACCACAAATCAGTGGCGCTGGACTCTATCTCGGAGATTGCAGAGGTTTGCCTGAACCATGAAAAAAAGGTCAACAAAGACCCACGGGCGGCATACGGTGCAATGCAGGAACAGATGAGCGATATCATCCGCGCCTTCCGTGACCTGCCCGGACGCCATGTTCTGATGACCGCCAAGCTGGAGAAGACGCAGGATGAAATGGGCCGGGTGCTGTATTCGCCCTCAATGCCGGGTATCAAGACCGGCCAAGCATTGCCTTACTTCTTTGATGAAGTGCTGGCGCTGCGGGTTGAGAAAGATGCCGAGGGCAACACTCAACGGGCTTTGATGTGCGACAGCGACGGCCTGTGGCTTGCCAAGGATCGGTCAGGCAAGCTGGGTGGCTGGGAAGCGCCTGATCTGGGCGAGATCATTAACAAAATCGGGGGTGCAGCATGAAAATCAAAATCATGGCCCATGTCCATTATCAAAAGTTTGAGTGGGAAGAAGAAGGGCAATACAGAATTGCCTCATTCAAGATGGATGACACCGAAGACCGCACTTATGTCGGTCAACAAGAAGTTGAGTTTGACGCGCCTGAAAACTACGATCCTACCGCTCAAAAGATCGCAGCCTTGCAGGCTCTCAAACAAAAAGCGCAAGATGATTTTGCAAAGTCAATCTACCAAATCAACGAACGTATCGGCAAACTGCAAGCACTGGAGTACACCCAATGAACACACTTTACCAACGCTGGCTTGACGCTAAGAAAGCCGAAGGCATTGCGGTGGCCGAGCGCCGGGAACTGGAAGACCTGATGGTCGAGACGTTTGCCATCCCTAAAGACCTTGACGGCACGGTTAAACACGCTGTCGACGGTTACGTCATCAAGAC